TTATTGCTAGCCCTAATGGTAGCATTGTATCCAACGTCAACAATATTACAGTTGCAACTACTAGTTCAACTGGCGTAGCAGTGACTGGTGTTGTAACAGCATCAGCCAACATCAGTGCCGCTGGCAATGTATTGGGCGCAAACGTACAGACTGGTGGCCTAATCACAGCTACAGGCAACATTACCAGTGCTGCCAATATTGCAGGTGGCAACATCAGTTCAGGTGCACAAATCAGCGCACTGGGCAACGTCACAGGCGGCAACATCAGTACTGGCGGATTGATTACTGCCACAGGCAACATTCAAGGTGCTAACCTTCGCAGCGGTGGATCAGTTATTGCATCTGGAGCTATTCAGGCAGGCGGCGCTCTGAGTGGCGATACAATTTTGACTGGTGGAACAATCAGTGCTACCGGCAACATCACCGGTGGCAATATTGATACTGCCAGAGTAACTGCCAATTCAACTATATCGGCTACAGGTAACGTCACTGGTGGCAATATTGTTACTGCTGGCTTGGTCAGCGCGACTGGTAATATTTCTGGCAACTTTATTCTTGGTAATGGTGCGTTGCTGTCTGGCCTAAGCACCAGCAGTATCAGCAATGGTACCTCTAATGTTCGAGTTATTGCCAACGCCAACGTCACTATCCAAGTTAACAGCACAGCCAACGTGTTGGTTGCTGCAACAGACGGAGTGTATGTAACTGGCGTTGTTAGTGCTTCAGGCAATATCACTGGCGGTAATCTTGTTACATCAGGATCAGGTGGAAATATTACTGGTGCTAACGTTATTGTAGCAACCACGTTGAGTGCAACTGGCGCTGTTAACGCAACTGGTAACATCACTGGTGGCAACATCAACACTGGTGGATTGGTTACTGCAACAGGAAACATTCGTGGTGGCAACATTGTCACAGGCGGACTTATCACCGCAGTTGGAGCAGTCAACGCTGCTAGTTTGGCGCTGAGTGGCACAATTACTGGTGCTACAACTATCAGTGCAAGCGGAACAATAACTGGCGGCAATTTAGCAACTACTGGATCAATTACCGGTGGCGGCACAATCAGCACCACAGGCAACGTCACAGGTGGCAACTTTATTACCGCTGGACTGATTACTGCAACAGGTAACATTAGTGCAACAGCTAACGTCAGTGGTGGAAACATCTTGTCATCTGCTGCAATCAATGGTGCAAGTGTCAGTGCCAGTGGCAACATTACTGCTAACAATGCAGCATTCACCAACATTGTTACCGCAGCAACAGCGGCTGCAGATACCAACACAACACAAGTTGCTACCACTGCTTATGTAATTGGCCAAGGAAGTGTAACAACACCATCTGCAATTGCAGCAACAGGTTCAACAGGAACCGGAACACGATGGGCGCACGACGATCACACTCACGCTGGTGTAGCCAGCTTGACTACATCAGGTACAGGTTTTAGTGTCAACACTACTACAGGTGCTATCACCCTGACTAGCAATGCAAACACTGCTAACTCAGCCAGTACATTGGTAGCACGTGACTCTGCTGGTAACTTTGCAGCCAACACAATTACTGCTACACTAAATGGTGCAGCAACCAGTGCTGGTACAGCTACTACTGCAAGCACAGTCACAGGAAACGCACAGGCCAACATTACGTCAGTGGGTACACTGACCAGTTTAGCTGTAACCGGTAACATCACATCAGGCAACTTGCAAGGCACCAGCATTGTGGGTACTCTGACCACTGCAAGTCAGACTAATATTACAGCAGTGGGTACACTGACCAGTTTAGCTGTAACCGGTAACATCACATCAGGCAACTTGCAAGGCACCAGCATTGTAGGCACATTGACTACAGCGGCACAAACTAACATTACTTCAGTTGGTACACTGACTGCGTTAGCAGTGAACGGCAATGCAAGTTCGTTAACTGCTGCGGCTGATACTAACACCACACAGTTGGCAACAACAGCATACGTGATTGGACAAGCAAGTTCGGCAACTCCTACTAGCATTGGCACCAATACTGTTGGTACAAGCTTACGTTATGCTCGTGCAGATCACACTCACACTGGCGTAAGTTCTATCACAACCAGTTCTGGTTTGAGCACCAACACCAACGCAACTGGTGCAGTGAGTATCACCAACACTGGTGTCACCAGCGTTGTTGCTGGCACAAACATCGCTGTCAGCGGGGCAACTGGTGCAGTTACTGTTAGCGTAACAGGCACAGTACCAACAGCTACATCAGCAACCACAGCTGGTACAGTGACCACAGCCGCACAAGGTAACATTACTAGTGTTGGCACGTTGACATCGCTAGCAGTCAGCGGTTCAATCACAGTAAACAGTGCCAACGGCGTAACTGCTATCATCAACGGCGGCACCAGCGGTGTTGGCAACATTGGTAGTGCATCAGGAACGTTCAACACTGTGTTTGCCAAAGCAACTACAGCACAATACGCTGACTTGGCAGAAAACTATGCAGCAGATGCTGAATACGAACCAGGCACAGTGGTTGATTTTGGAGGTGCAGCCGAAGTCACCATGAGCAGTGAACCTGGTAGTACTAGAATTGCTGGCGTAGTTTCTACACAACCAGCTTACCTGATGAACAGTCACATGGAAGCTGAACATGTAGCAGCCGTGGCTCTGATGGGACGAGTCCCAGTCAAAGTTATAGGACCAGTTCGCAAGGGCGACATGATGATATCAGACGGACACGGACGTGCAAAATCAGCTGTTCGACCAGAAATGGGCTCTGTAATTGGCAAAGCTCTAGAAAACTTTGATGGTGCCTATGGTGTGATCGAAGTTGTAATAGGTAAAATGTAAGGATACAAAATGGCCTACTTAGGTAATTCGCCGCAGATCGGGCAATACAGAAAAATGGACTCCCTGACGTTTGACGGGAGCACCACGACTTTTGCAATAACTGTCAGTGGCGTAGCATTTACACCACCATCGGTGTTTGCAATGATGGTGAGTCTCGACGAGGTGGTCTTGAATCCGGGAGTGGATTTCAGTATCAGTGGGCCTAATATTAGTTTTGTAACACCACCAGCAGCGTTTACACCGTTTTTTGGTTTGCTGTTTGGTGACACACTATATACAGGAACCCCCAGTGACAACACCGTGTCCGACAGTAAAATTGTCAACGGTACAATCAGTTACAACAAGTTTTCAACGAACACTCAAGCAACGTTGACAGCTAATCAAATTATTTTTGGAGTTTAAGAAATGGCAAGACAAAGAATTAGTGAATATGTGTTTACCCCAGGAGTTTCTGGCAGTGGTACAATCAAAGTTCCTGGCAGAGTAAACCTTGAGGACTTTTTGGCCATTTACAACACCACAGATCAGATTTCAATCTACAACTTTGGTGACACTGCACAAGGTGGTTCGGTTACCTGGGCCGCTGGAGTTACAGTGGACTTTCCCACTGCTTATGCTGGTGTAACTACACTGACCTTGGACTGGGATACCAGTGCAATGAATCCCAATGACAAACTGGCTATCTATGCAGAAGCTCAAGCATTGGAAGTTCAACCCTGGGCGTTTGGCATGGACGCAATTGGCCGTGATCGAGTATCAAATCCACAGGCCTTGATCGACGCTGACTTTGAATATGGTTTGCAAAATACCAAATGGCAAAACGTCAGTACAGTCAACAATATTCCGGCATTCTACGAAGACATTGGTGCAGATATCACTATCAACACCAACGGTTATGTTACACTGATTGCAGGTGACGACCAGATCACCAGCAACACAGACACTGCTGTTAGGTTGGAAAATCAAGGTACACCTCAATGGCACACAGCTGATTTTGCTCTGATGATAAGCCAAACACAAGGCAACGTTACCCCATTTACCAGCAATTATCTCACTGCCAACATCAACAGTTCTGCCGAACGAACATTTACAGTGGCCAGTACCACAGGATTCACAGCCGATGACAACGTGATCATCATTGGCAATCCTGGCACAGGCGGCACCACCGTGGCCGTGGCCAACATTACCAGTGTGGCAACTACCACAGTCAACGTGGCCAACGTGGCAGCAGCCAACATCAGTGATGGCAGCTACATCATAGTGCAAACAAACACAGCCAACGTGTTTGAAGTTATGGCAGTGACCAACGTGACAGGCAACGCACTCACAGTGGTACGTCAAAGCAATCAATCCAACAGTGGATCTGCCAACATCACAATTGGCAACAATGTGTTTGCAGTCAGCAACATTGAAATTGCCAAAGTGTTTGAAGTTACCAACGGCACCACACTGCAACTCACTCGCGGCTGGTACAACATTCCTGCTGCCAACAGTTTTGTAACTGGATCAGTGATTCAAAAGCTCAGTGGCAACGTTGAATTGGTCAACATGAGTGCTATCAACACAGCAGTCAACGGAACACAAACAATTGTTCGTGGACAGTTTAGTACTACAGCATTGACAGCAGCTGGAGTTGGTTCTCCACTGATTCGTATGACTGGTATCTACAACGCCACTGGTGATTCCAACATTCCACAAGTGGCAGTAAATGCCACCAGCCACGGATTAGCAGCAGGAGACTATGTCAGCGCACAAAACCAGGCCAGTACCAACGCCAACGGTGTGAGTTATGTGTACTATGCCAATGACGACAACTTTGCATTCTATCCTCCAAGATCAACTGGACTAGCAGTAGGCTTCCCACTGAATCGTATTGATTCTGTGGTTCGCGAAGCATTCCAATACACTGGTGCTGACCTTGATGTGGTTAGTATTGCTAGCAACGGTTCAACTCCTAGCACTATCACAGTGACCACACAGTATGCACACGGTCTTGTACCTGGAACACCAATTATTGTGGCGTTGACCTCAGGTACCAACCAGGCATATGCTACAGGCAGCTTTTTTGTTACTGAAGTTCCCAGCACAACAACATTCACATATACTGCCAAAGCAGGCGCAGCAGTAAGTGGTAGTCTTGCTGGCACAGTCAACGTTCGCAGCAATGCTGTGTTCTTGCCCCGACCATTCGACGGCGGTGTTATCCTGGGACCAGGCACACCCACACGTGGCGGTAGTGCTGTGCGTCAAACCAAAAAATACTTCCGTTATCAATCTGGTAAAGGCATCTTGTTTACATCTGGTACCATGCTAAAGCCAACATTTGACATTGCTAGCATTGTGGCAGCAGGTACATCTGTAGGCAGCAACATCACGGTGACCACAGACATCGAACACGGTCTCAACGCTGGCGCGGTGGTTGATTTGTCAGGCATTACCACATCAGGATACAACGACACAGACTACACAGTGACCAGCATTGGTAGCGACACAGCATTTGTGGTTGTGGCTCAGAACACTCTTGGATCTGTAGCACCTGAACTAGGACAACAGCCTCGTGTGAACATCACTGGCTGGCACGGTTCCAGTATTCGTGCAGGTATGATGGACGATCAAAACGGTTTGTACTGGGAACACAACGGCCAAACACTCAACGTGGTACAACGTTCTAGCACACTGCAACTAGCTGGATTTGTATCAGTGGGTGTGGGATCAAACTTGGTCACCGGCGACGGTACCTGCAGATTCCAAGAACAGCTCAACAACGGTGACACAGTGGTGATCCAAGGTATGACACACAGTGTGGCCAGTGTGTTGGACAACAACCGTATCACAGTAGTACCTACGTTCCGCGGAGTACAAAATCAGACTCGTGTTAAAATGGCTGTGCGAGACGAAATTCGAGTGATCCAAGACAATTTCAACGTGGATCGACTAGACGGCACAGGTTACAGCGGATATACTATCAACCCCAGCAAGATGCAGATGTTGGGAGTAGAATACTCATGGTACGGTGCTGGATATGTGCAGTGGATGGTTCGTGGTCAAGACGGCAAGTTTGTAATGGCACATCGACTGCCCAATAACAACCGCAACAACGAAGCCTACATGAGATCAGGTAACTTGCCTGCTCGTTATGAAGCTATCAACGAAACACCAACCACAGGTCTTGACGGCGCCATTGACAGCAGTCAAACCACTATTTCTCTGCGAGATGCTAGTCAGTATCCTGCGGCCAGTGTTACATATCCTGTGTATGTAATGATTGACTCCGAAATTATCAAGTACTCGGGCAAGTCAGGCAATGACCTAACTGGCTGCACCCGTGCTGCTACGTTTACACAGTGGGTTGAAGGTGCTAGCCGAAGCTTTACATCAAGTTCAGCAGTGGGCCACGCAGACAACACAGGTGTAATCTTGATCTCTAACACTTGTACTCCATTGGTCAACCACTGGGGTAGTTCAGTTATCATGGACGGCAGTTTTGACAACGACGAAGGATATCAGTTCACATTCAACCGTACCAACTACGGTTTGCCAGGCACAGTTGGAGCAAAGCAAACTGTGTTCGTTATGCGTCTGAGCCCCAGTGTTAGTAATGGTATTATTGGCGACTTAGGTGAGCGAGAACTGATTAACCGTGCCCAACTAACCTTGGCCAACATGACCGTTCAGGTTAGTGCAGGACGTTACTTGATTGAGGGTATTTTGAATCCGTCCAACATTGATGCTGCCAACACTGACTTCAGTGGACTCAACAACATTGGCGGTGGTTTCCAGCCCAGCTTCTCGCAGTTTGCAACAGCGCCACGATACACAGGTGAAACCACCGGTGGTGTAACATCCAGCTTGTTTGGATCAACTGGCGGCTTCTCTAAGTCAGGAACCAAGGTTACATTTAGTGGCAGTGCTATCAGAACGTTTTCTGGACTGACTCTGACCAACGTGTCAAGTTCAGGAAGTGCAGCCAACGTCACTGTTCAGTTGCAACCAACTGGTACATCATACACCAACAACACTGTACAAATCACAATTCAGAATGCTGGTACAGGGTATCAGGTTAATGATACTGTGAAGATTCTAGGTAATGCCTTAGGCGGAGCAACACCGCTGAACGACTTGAACATGACAATTCAAGCGGTTACAACTGAAATTGTGGGTGGCGAACGACTGTTTGCAATTCCAATCTCCACAACCAATGCTGGTGTGCTGGACTTGAGTTCAGTCAAACAGATTGGTACCAGTGCAGTACCTGGTACAGGTGTATATCCCAACGGTCCAGAATTGTTGGCTATTCAGGTCACGGCATTGACAACACAAACAAGCCCAGTAGGCGAAGTTCAGTTGCAGTTCCAGGAATCACAGGCCTAATCAACTTCAAACAAGATCCTGCTGCACACGCAGGATCTTGTTTTGTACAGCTTCAATGTTTATGGTACTCCACAGGCCTGGATGCATGGGCCTGGGCCAAGTACCTTCATCAATCCAGGCATAGCCCAGGTGCTCGTTGTTGAGCACAGGAGTAAATTCAGATTCTACTACACACACAAATGTGTGATACACAAATGCTGAATCTGCTGATGTAAATTTTTCAATGGGAATCAAGCGTTGGTAATCGGGAAAGCTACCTAGCTCTTCTTGACATTCTCTCTCCATGCCGCCTAACAAAGTTTCCCCAGCTTCGATTTTGCCGCCAGGTAGTCCCCATGCTCCAGGATGTTTGGGATCGTTGCGCAGCAAGTAAAGATAACGTCCAGTTTGATTGCTTCGAAACCAAACGCCTACTGCGTTCACAGTACCAGATTCCATTGCCCGCCGGGGTAGATTCCTTGATAGCTTTTGATCCATTGTTGACCCGTCCATTGATATTGTAGTGCTGTGGTTAAGTTTGTGACGTACTGATCACCGGGCTGTGTACTGGCCATAAATGCCACGTCCCATCGTGACCCATTGAACTCAATGATGTCGTTGTATTCGGCAACCAAAGGACGTCCACTAGGTCCTACCCAGGCACTAGCAGGACCAACATTGCTATCAGAGCCAGTGGACTCAGTCAACAAATAGCGTTGACCTACCACTGGGTTTGGCAAACCTTGTCCTGGTCCGCTGACCAAAGGATTGATCACAGCATTCACTGGCAACAGAGTGTTTTGGGGCACAGTGTCTTCGTCGACACTAAACAACAAAAAGCGCTCATCGTTGGGATCAACTACAATGGTTCCGATCACTTGTGTCCCGTCGTCTTGATCCAGCCTCAGCTGACTAATACCAGGTCTCAACACACCATACATACCTATTATAGCAGGCCACATCACGTTACTGCTAGACACAATGGAGGGAGGCACAAGACTTTGGTTGGTTTGATCCACAATAGTGCGTTCTTGCAGTGCTTGCACTTGGTTGCCAATCAGCACAATTTTGTAGTTATAGGGAGTAATAATCTGACGAGTGCCCAACAACAGATCGCTGTTGGTAATGGCGTTTACTGCATCACCTTGAGCATTGTAGATAGATGCAATCACACGTTCGATTACGCCCAGTTTCTTGACCTTGGCAGGACTGGATATCCAGATTGGCAAGTTGAATCTCAGGGTAGCAATATCAATGGGGTTTTCTGTGCCCATGGGAATGGTTCTTGAACTCCACTGTACACTTTCTAGTTCTACCACACTCAAACTGGTCCAGTCAATGTAGTTGTCAGTGCTTTGTATTTCCAAACTGGGATTGAACAACGTTAGAATCTGTTCCAGCAACTGAAACTTTTGATTGGTGTTTGACGTCCAGATATCCAGATTCAATGTGAGCTTGTAAGGCACAGGCATCAGTCGTTCGATACTGAATGCATTGCCCTGTGTGCGTTCGTAGGTTTCTGTAGCTTCGTCATAGGTGCGTTGGCGCACAGCAATCTTGCTGACATGATAGGGTTCTTGCATTCTAGGACGATCATAGTCCAAAGCAGCAACATAAAAAGTCATTAAGGGTGTAGCTGGCAAGCTGTTGGCTGAGTTTTCCTGAATAATGGTTTGTGCATTTCGTGTAGCATCACCGTATCTCACAGGTACTCGCAGCAATGCCGCGGCATCACTGCTGTCTTCTCGACCGTACTCAATTTGAAAATTACTGAATATACGAGTAAATTGCAGTAGGAATCTGCGTATCTGCTCGTCATAAAAAAATTGCTGCATTGTTAGTATCCTGGTGGGCGCGGGTTAGGCGGCTTGTTGCCACCATCATCACCGTTGTCTGCTCGGGGTCGCAGTATTTCTGACAGGCTTTGGCGGCTGGGAATATTGCCCATGTCTGTGGTAGGCACTGTGTATGTATTGTTCACAAAGCCTGAGCGTAGAGTTTTATTGGTGGGACCATTGTTGAGATCAGTACGTACTCGATCTTCAATCTTGATCCAACGACGACCATCATATCTAAACAGTCGGTTGGGTTGATAGTCCAGTCTTAGTGCAAAATCAC